AACTTACTTCAGTAGTAGAAGTTTGTTTACCCGGGTTGTCAAGGAACGTAGTGTCTACAGTCTCTTTTTTAAAAAAAGACTTTGACTTTTCTTCTTCTGGTGTCATAATGCTATCAGCACCTACACCAAAAATCTCATCAATGTTTAAATCTAACTCCTCTACCGTTGTAGATTCGTTAATAGTTTCATTTTCTTGTAACATACTTGTTGGTTTTGTTTGTTTGTACAATAATAATATAGGTATTTTCTAAATTATAAACTTATTAAATTTAAAATAAATAAGTTTTAAAAAAATAAAAAACGCATTATATGGCAAAAAGATAATCTCTATTCTTTTCCTTTATTTTTTTCTGGTTTAAAATCGTATTTATTTTTATTTTCTTTAGCTACTTGTAGTTGTTTTTCTGCTATTTCTCTTTGAGCTTGTAGTTTTTCTCTTTCAATCTGAAGCTTTTCAGTTTTAAGCATAGTATCATTAGTCATCTTATCTCTTTGTAAAGATGTTTGTGCCTGATATCTTTCTGATTCTTGAAGTTTATCCATGTAATCTACATAATCAGATTGTAAGTTTTGATCCACATCCTGCATAGCACCAAAACCAGCAGCTCTAATTTCAGCAACAAGAATATCTCTTCTTCTGTCTTTTTCTTTTTCAGCAGCAGTTTGATCACGTTTAGCTTGTTCTTCTGCAGCTCTAGCTTGTATTTCTTGTTCCTGAAGTTTTTGTTGATGCGCTTGCTCTTGTTGCATTTGTTGTTGAACTTTTTCTTCAGAAGCTTTCATTACACTATTAAGTTCAGAAATAGATTGAGATTGAACAACTCTACCTAAATCATAAATAGAAGCTCCGGTGGTATTATTAGAAATAGCCATTTGCTTTAACTGTTCTAACACAAATCTATGATTAGCTGTAGTACTACAAAAGATATTAAGATCTCTAAGTAATAAATCTACACCATTAATTTCAAAGTTTATTTTGTCTTCATTAGTAGTTTGATAAGTCAATCTTACTGATGGTTTTGTAGAATGGTAATACTGAGCTAAGTTAGTTCTCATCTCGTGCACTCTAGGCATTAGATAATCAGAGTGTTGTATAAAATACATTTCTGTTTGAGCATGTGACGCATTTACAGATTGTTGAATTCCCGTAGCTGTATCTTGTTGACCAATTTGTTGACCTAATCTTTGTGGTGTAATACCAATAGTTTCATAAGCTTGTTGTTTAAAATAATTCCCTAACTGTACTCTAGACATTAATCTATTAGATTGTTCCATGTCTAGTTTTTGGAAATGCTGGAAATTAAGTGGGTTTTCGGTATTAGTTATTGTAGTATCTAATGGAAGAATCTGGAAGTTCTTCATAGCAACATAAGCCTTAGCGTAGTTACCTTTACCCCAATCTTCACCAAGAGAGTGTTTAGGCAATCCGTTTTGCTCCAAAAGAATTACCGTACCTAATTCATCTACTAATATATCTGCAATTTGATTATTTACTAAGTTGTATGCAATTTGAAAAGGTTTCATAAGATCAACCAGAGCATGTGATTTAGTATTTCTATCAGAAAAAACAGCTCCTTCTACAGGCATTTTACAACCGTACAGACTGTTATCTCCTTTAAATTGAAATCTTACAGGTCCTATTTCATTTTTATCTATACCTAAATAAATAGGTGCAAATCCATCTGGGTTGTTCATTCCCCAAAAACTAGGTAAGTTTGGTCCTAATTTTACACCGCCCCATACCTCATTTACATAAATCCAATCAATGTGTTCACCAAATACTAAATTATCTCTAGTTTTGTTTTTCATTAATCTATTATCATAGACAGGTTTATCTAATACTTTATAATCCTCTGTTATAATTTCTTGAACTACATCTCCTGTATCATCTATTTTAGTTAAATGACCCAGTTTTCTTTGTGATTTCCAATATACAACAGTTTCCCGTACCAGATACGCAGTTCCCTCATTATCAAAATCTTCACTGTTATATAATACTTGGTTAATTGGATCTGCTCCTCCAGCTACTCTTTGACCTACTGCTGAAGTATATTGTCTCATTGCTAGAGAAGGCATGTTAGTATTCCATTCATGAGAACGTGAAGTATCATAAAAAGAACCATCATTCTGTTGACCTCCTATTGTATAACCAGCTGATCTTATAGGATAGACTGCTTCTAAGGCCTCCATTTGATCTTCTGTCATAAGATATCCATATTTATCAATAGCGTCTGCTACAGTGATCATTTCTGTTTTCCCAATCCAATGAGCATCTGACATATATCTAGTTCCCGGAGCTTTATGATAAAAAGTAAGCAAAGGGTTCCACAACTCAATATCATAATCATCTTCCATCATTCTAAAATGAAAGAATTCAGAATCTGTAATAAGCATGTCACGGAAACCTCTTTCCTCTAACTCTTCAAATCTAAATCTTTCTACATCTACTCTGTGTTGGTGCTCTGCCCATTGCTCATACATAGAACGGTAATCTTTTTTAAAAAAACTTTCTATTTCAGGTAGTGACTTAAGATTTTCAGGATTAAGTTGTTGTTGAGCTTCTTCTGACTCAGGGTTCATTCCCTGTTCCATCATAGCAGCAATTATTTTAGTTTGAGCTTCAGATAATAGAACATCTTCAATCATTGTTCTTTTTTGTTCTAAAAGCTCATTGTAAGAATACTCATCTACAGCTCTATAAGTTACTTTAGTATTTCTTTTAGCAAATTCTGAAGTAAGTACATTTATAACGTTAGGAATAATAGGATAAAATTTTAACTCTAAAGCCGTGTCATTTTCTTGAGTAAGATATTCTATAATATCTCTATACTCAGGATCTTCTTCTACAATATAATCTGTTTTATCTATAACACCTTGAGCTAACTTATAATTTTTTAAGAGTCTTCTAGATTTTTTGTTTATTTGTTTTACTCCGTTCCACTCAAGCCAATCAAGATTCCATGCTGCCCATTCTCTATCTTTTTCTTTGTTTGGTAAAAACTGTAAAGGCTGGGTTATTGCACCCATTCTATTTTCTTTAGATTTAACACCTTTCTTAAGTTGCATTGCTGAAACTACTTGCATATTTTTTTATTTAAGATTTTTAAATGCGCTTTTTCTTACACCTTGAGCTTTGTTTGGTGCTAAATGCCGAAACGGGCTCTTATTTAATTTATACAATTTTGAGGACTTTTCCAAATTTTTAGCAGCATCATCTTTCTCAACTCTCTCTTTTATACCACTATTAGATTCTAATATTTTAATATAAGCAACTAATGCTGCAAAAGAAACTAGTCTATCCACGTTAAGCCCTTCTTCATATGCTTGCATTTCTACTATAAGCATTGGATCCGGAATACGTTCAACACCATAAGTAGTCTTAACAACAGTACCATCAGGCTTAGTTTCTTCATCTATAGACTCTTTAAGGTATTCTATAACATAACTAAGAAGATGATCTTTAAATAATCTTCCTGTGTTTTTCCAACCGTATTCCTGATAAACAGCCATATTAGACCCAAGTTCTTTTAAGAAAACCATTTCATCTTTTCTTACAAGATATTTTTGTTTATTTAGACCTATCATGTAATTAATAAACAAAGAGATATTATTTTCTACAAGAGTCTTAGCATTATACCATTCTATGATCAACCTAAGTCTTTCGTGGGTTTTATTAATATCATCAAATCTACCACACCAAGCAGCAACAACTTTATCTCTTTCCAAGTAAGTAGTTACCTCTGTACCGTTTATTTTTTTAACCTGAATCTTTCTTTTGTAAATATAAATAGAACACAAAGAATCTGAAGATGTTGTTCTACCTTCTGAAACCGGGTCAATACTTCCATAATACATTCCGAATTCAGGATTCTCTACAGGTCTTTCCCATACTACTAGTACACCTGTTTTATCACTTGCTTTTTTAGATAGCGGGAATTCAGATATTGGTAACTTATTTGTTATTTTTACTTCTGGTTTACCATCAACTCTTGGATATATATCTAAGAACTCATAAGGATAGTCTTTGTTTCTAATTCTTTCTGCTTGATGAGATAATAAATGTTGTGGAAATTTAGAAACTGTTCTTGTTGCAAAAGCTTCTTTTATATTTCTCGGATGCTGGGATATTCTTAATTGATACTGTTCTGGAGTAAGTTCCTTTTTCCATTGAGTAAATTGTTCACTTAAAGCCTCTAATGCATCTTCTACTTTAGAATTGCCGTAATCATCTATATAAGGCGGCATGGACCATTGTTCCGGAATAAATAAACCTGATAAACCTATTGTACCTTTATCATCTATAAGATTAGATTCTACAGGAAATATATCATTAGATACAGGATTTACTACCATATCTTTTAAAGGTTCACATTGATCAAGATCACCCACAGACCCTGCAGCTATAAACAATCCCGTTGTTACAAATCCTGATTTTAATGCTGGTCTAATGTATTCATAAGTTTGATCCATTTTAGGTGCAATCCCTGCTTCTTCATGAAAAAAGTATTTAACCGGACCACCTACAGAGTTAGTAGGATCTTTTTCAAAAGACATACCTTGTATAGTACCTTTCAGTCCTCTATCTTTAGTTCTACCATTTACTTTTTCTTCTACTTTCTGTTGCCACATAAGAACCTTTTTAGGGTTCATAGGTCTGTACCAAGCAGTGTGCTCATTTAAAAAGTTAGCATATTCATCTAGAAATTTCCAAGTACCTTTTTCATTAATATAATCTTTAAGAGCTGCTCCCATTTTTAAGGTAACACCTTCTTCAAACCATAACTGATTTATTAGTTTACCTGCATGAAAGTAACTTGAGGCAATTTGCCGTTTTTTTAAAATAGCTGCATGTTTATAATTTAATTCTGCTAAAAGTTCATACAAAGCCATATGATACTGAGCATCTCTAAGTTTAGCAAAACCAAATTTAGTTTTTTCTTTATCAAAAATAGGAAGAAAGTTTAACCACATGTAATAGTCTCTAGTTAAAAACCATGTACCATTATTATTCTTAATGATTAATCCTTTTCTACATTTATCTTTTTCAAGATTCCAGTAATCAGTAAAGTCTTTTGATTTAAAAGGTTTATCACAATAATACCCTAACTTTTCAAACTTAATAGCTTCTTGTTTACCTATAGCTAAAGTATCCTTATCAAAAGTATATTGACCTGGTTCTTTAAATAGATTAGTGACAAACTCTTTAAAATCATCCCGGGTATAAGTACTAGTAGTCCAGGTACCATTATCCCATGTAGGTATATCTTGAATAAACTCTTCCATAATTATTGGTCATATGCCATAGAACCTCCGCCACGGATTCTAGATTGTTGTTCATCTTGAA